AGGACTTGTGAGGTTAAACAGTTGGTTTTTAGTAAGCGTAGGCACTTCCCAAAAATAAACGCCATCGTGCTGGATGTTTATTTTAAAAGTTTTAGCTACGAAGTCAGGATAAAACAAAAGAGTGAACTTTGTTGCGAAGTCGTTTATATCTCTCGACATTGAAAGCGAACCCACTTTGTCGCCCATATTAAAAAAGGTTGGAACTCCTTTAGCTTCTGCTAATTTTGCAATCTTACCAAATGATAAATATTCACGTTTACCATTGATTACCACATTTAATTTTTTTGATTTGCTAGTAATTCTGTTAGTTGTCATAGTTTCTATTGTAAAAGGTTGTTAAATCTGATTTTGATATCTGCTTTAGTTTCTTTTCTTATTTTCTTTTGCTTTTTAACTGCAACTCTTTTAAGTATCTCTAAAGCCTTGTTTATAATTTGGAGTTCATTAGTTGTTATCATCATTTTGCTCGTTTATAGTTCTTCTAATGATGTTTAAAACTGTGTCCTGGTGTTCATCCGGAATGCTCCATCCTCTGTAATTTGAAAACCAAGTGTTGCGTAATGATAAAAACTTGGTATTGATTGTTTCGTGTTCAGCTATTTTGGTAATTAGCCTTGTTTTGTCGGTTACACTTACGAAAAGTGTCTTAATTGTTTCAATTTTAGAGTGTTGTTTTACTACTGGCATAAGGGCTTTTTTTTAGTTAATCGTTTTTATCTATACTTTAATCGTTAAAATCACTACTTATTAAATTACTTATCTAATAATTTATATATATTTGTGTTGTTGTTGTTGTTGTATTGTTTAGCAAAGATACACCGAATATTCATATTACCAAATAAATATACACTTATTTTGCATATTTTACAAAAATAAATTTTAAATAACTGAAAATGAACGGGATAAAATTAAAGGAAATACGAAAAGAATTAGGAAAAACCCAAACAGAGTTAGCTGATAGTTTGGGTGTTGCTATGCGTACGGTTCAAAATTGGGAGAAAGAAATTAATAAAATACCAAATACGGTTGAGCAGGTTCTTTTATCTATGACAGGCAAAAGCACCGATAAAGTATATTATAAAGATGACGAGTTTACAACTATGGTAATAAATAAGTTGTTCGATAGTGCAACATTCAAAAAAAAGCTATTGGATTACATTAAAGAAAATGCAATTAATATAGGGGAAGAAGAAGCTATAAAGTATGAGGCTTATTTAATTGACTTCATTAAAGAGCAGGAACGCAGCAAGAAGAAAGTTTAAATTTTGCTTATTTTGATAATCTTTAAGCAAACGCTTAAGCATTTTGAGAGGGATTTTCTTTTCGTCGTAAAGACGTTTAAGCATTTTTAGATAATTAAGTTTAGCAAACATAGATAGATTTTAAGGGACTACAAAAGTAATAAACAATAGTTAAATTATGAAAACAATTACTGACAAAATGTTTGATGTTATAGAAGCATTAAAAGCAAAGGGCGAGATTAGGTTTTACGCAGATGTGTACACCCCTCTCGGAATGGATAAAGGTAATTTTAACAGCGTAAAGAATAGATCCTGGTTGTTCACTTTGGCGCAGGTCCAAACGTTCATAAATCACTTTAACGTAAACGCTAACTATATCTTTAAAGATAGTCCTAAAATGTTTGAAAATACCATTACACAAATATTACACAAATCTAACGAAAAAGAACACGTTTAAAAAAGTTAAGTTATTGATAATTAATAAAATAGGTTTTTAGAAAATAGTATCAGAGTTTCCCTCTTTCTCCGCAAATAATCGGGAAACGTACTAACAACACGGCTTCCCGATTTTTTATTTTACATCGTTACACAAATATTACACAAATGGCTGTTACTTTTTCTATACCAAAAATCAATAAAACGCAGGATAAATGGTATGTTCATTTTAGATATAATAAGAAACAATTTCGATTTCGTTTTAATCTTAACGAGATTGAAAACCTAGAGGAAAAGTCTATGCAATTTGATGTACTACGTGAACTGTTATACGAGAAGCTGACAAAAGGTTGGAACCCGAATATAAAAGAAATTCCCGAAACGGGAACTAATTACACCATTGCTACTGCTCTCGATTTCGCCATCGAAAAGAAACGACCTAACATCGCAAAGAAAACAGCATCCGGATACGAGGGTACAATTAAATTTGTAAAGAAAGCCGTAAAGGCATTACGATTGAATGACCTACCTATTACAGAAGTTAAGCGTGTTCACATTAAGACTATAATGGAAAAGGCACAGGAGCAACGCAAGTGGACCAACAACGCTTACAACAAGCATTTAAACCAACTTAAGGCGGTCCTATCGGAATTAATACAATACGATATAATCGAGAGCAACCCAGCGCACAATATTAAGAACCTACGAGTTGAAGAAAGCATCGCGCACATTCCTGCAACCGACGATCAAATGAAACTTATTAAAAAAGAGCTGCTGCACAACCATTACAACTTTTACATATACATTTTAATCATATACAATTTAGGTATAAGACCAACAGAGATATTGAGTATAAAGCTATCAATGATTGACATGTATAATGATTTGATTGTATTGCCTCCAAACATAACTAAAGGGCGTAAAAGATACCGAACACTTCCGATAACCTCGCAGTTAAAACAATTCCTAGAAAGCCTAAACTTTGATAGCTTACCTAAAGATTATTATTTGTTTGGCAGTTTTAGACAACAAGGCAAAGGCAATGTTGGTGCAAGTGTTGATTTCATCCCTGCTCCTACTCAACTCAAACGAGATACAGCCACCAAGCGTTGGGAAAAGATTGTTAAGATTGGATTGGGTATTAATGTAACAATGTACAGTATGAAGAAATATGGCGCAAATAAGAAAGCCGAAGCTGGAATATCAATCGATGCAATCCAGGGGACATTCGGACATAGCAAGAAGGAAACTACATTAATCTACTTGACTAAACAGAATGAGATTAACCGTAAGGAAATAATGGATAAGTCACCAGAACTATAAGTCTAAAGCCTTATAAAACAAAAAACCCTCACATTTCTGCAAGGGTTCAATGACTATTAACCAAATATTTAAACTATGAAGTTGTAAATATAAAAAATTATTTTAATAAAGTAGTGAATGTAACTACTTTTTTTATATATTTGTTTCAAATAATATAATTATGGTTGTTGCAAAGCTTTTGATGTACGGATTGACAGATGAAGATGAGTATTTTGTTGACTTCCATTTTGATGAAAACCAAGCGCAGGGAGTATTTGTAAACGAGGATGGTTATCTCGGTGTTATTTTAAGCGGACAGATATACGAGTTAGAATATAGCGAAGTTTTGTTTGCAGAAATCAAAAGTGTTTTGGCATTAAAAAAATTAGGATTTAATTAGATGCTACAAGAACTTGCAAAAGATAACGAGATATGGTATAAAATGGCTTTATCAATATGTGATGATAAAGATTACGCAAAAGACCTGGTGCAAGAAATGTATTTAAAGCTACATGAAAAACAAAGTGTAAAACCCTATTATGTTTATTATACTATCAAATCAATTTATATAGATAGTATAAAAGAGAGTAGTCAAAAGAATAGATATTTTTTAGTTGATGATTTCTCAAACTTTGAAAATGAAATTGAGTTATATAATTTAGAAAAGGATAAGGATCTCCAGGATAAGATTGATATTATAAACGAGGTCCTAACAGATGATGTAATAGAAAATATAATAGTAACTAACTCTATACTCGATGGATTAAGAAAGTTCAGCAGAGATAGCCAAATAAGTATTAGAACGGTACAAAAATACAGAACAAACTTTAAAGAGAAAGTATGGCAAAGAAAAAAGGATTAGGCGATATTGTAAAAGCTGTTACCGATGTAATTGGAATTGAACCTTGCGAGGGATGTAAGAAAAATAAAGATTGGTTAAACGTAAACTTTGCCTTTAATAAACCGTTACCTTTAACAGATTTACAAAAGCAAAGAATGGAAAAAGAACCAAGAGAAGTTTACAACGAAGCCTTTGGCACCACTATTGCAGAAGAACAATTTATCGGAGGTGTAAGAACTTCCATATTAAAAAAATTAACTAAACTATTAAATTATGAAAACAATTAAAGCATTATTAATGATTTCCCTATTCGCAGCAATAGGATGTTCATCAGACTCTCCAGCAGAAGCACCAGTAATAGATTGTAATTGCGGAGTTATAACAGAAAAGATAGTTTTCAATTTGCCGACAAGCAGTTTTACAAATTTGAAAGTTAAAAACAACTGTACAAACGAAATAGAACTTGTAACAGTTGATGGTAATCAAGGAACAGTTGGGGAACAATGGTGTAATTAATAAATCTAAATATTAGATCCTATTAGATTATGGATAAAAGAGCAGCTAACGGAAATAAAGGACATAGTACAAAAGCAGTTGGTATTGACAAGCGCAAGAACGAATATAAAAGCGCATTAGATAACGCTTCCGATGTTGATGATGTTGTTAATGTTATTCTAAAGGTAAAGTACAAAGCATTAGAAGGCGATTTAAACGCTTGTAAATTGTTTTTGGAATACTACCTTGGTAAACCTACTCAAACCATAAATCAAAATACAGATTTGAATATAAACGATTTCAATTTAAAAGAAGCGTTAAAATTTAAAAGTAATGAAATTAAAAAATAACCCTTTATTTTGTTTTATTTGCGGTTGCTTTTTTTGGTATGCTGTTTACTTATGGGTATAATATTAAATGAAAAATATTATCCTTTAGTAGAAAATGAAACACGCTATTTTATTATAACAGGAGGCAGAGGTTCTTCTAAATCTTTTGGAGTTGCCTCTTATCTTTGTGGGCTATCTTTTGAGCCATTACATAAAATATTATTCACTCGTCAGACTATGACAAGTGCGCACCTTTCAATCATTCCGGAGTTTCAAGAGAAGATTGATTTAATGGGATTTAATCAGTTATTTGAGATTAACAAATCCGAGATTAAAAACCTACAATCAAAATCCGATATTATCTTTCGTGGGATAAGAACTTCAAGTGGGGACCAAACAGCAAACCTTAAATCGTTGCAAGGTGTTACGACGTGGATTTTAGATGAAGCAGAAGAACTTACAGACGAAACCACTTTCGATAAGATAAACCTATCCATTAGACAAAAGGGAAATCAAAACCGTATAATCTTAATCTTAAATCCTGCAACAAAAGAGCATTGGATTTATAAAAGGTTCTTTGAGGACCGTGGAGTGCAAGAGGGATTTAACGGCATCAAAGACGATGTGACTTACATACATACCACTTACCTAGACAACATCGATAACCTTGACGATAGCTTTATAAACGAGGTTAAAAGAATACAGACAACAAACCCTGATAAGTACAAACATCAAATATTAGGAGGATGGTTAAACAAAGCGGAGGGTGTTGTATATTCAAACTGGCGCATTGATAATTTCAAAGAAGTAAACGGTTCGATATTCGGACAAGATTTTGGATTTAGCATTGATCCCACAACTTTAATTCAAGTATCAATCGACAAAACAAATAAATGTATTTACGCAAAGGAATTGCTTTATAAGGTTGGACTTAATACAACTGAAATTTACACCGAAAATAACCGTTATTGTGGTAATAAAAATCTAATTATAGCGGATAGCGCCGAGCCTAGACTTATAAGCGAATTAAAGGCACGAGGATTGAATATAAAAGGCATAGAAAAACCAAAGATAATTGATAGGATTGCTTTGATGCAAGATTATGAATTAATAGTTGACAGCGAAAGCACCAACTTAATTAAAGAACTTAACAACTACGTTTGGCACGATAAGAAAAGCGAAACACCTATCGACGATTACAATCACTTACTCGATGCTTTAGGTTATGCTGTTTGGAATTACATAGGCAAACCAAACAAAGGAAATTACATTTTCGATTAATTTCGTATATAGGTATGAGATTGATTATACCGACACAATTAAACGAAATAACAGTTGAGCAGTTTATTAAATACAACCGTATTTTAAACCTCAAAGATATTGAAGCTGATGCTATGGATATGGCTATCGTTTCAATATTCTGCAACATCCCTTTAGAGGAAACATTTAAGATAAGTTTTAAGGACCTAAAAGACATCGTAAACCAAGTTACCGAAGTCTTACAGCAAGAGGTTAAATTCATTCCTACATTTGATAAATACGGCTTCATTCCAAACTTTGATAAGATAGGAATAAGCGAGTATATCGATTTAGAAAACTACATATCAGACTACGAAAACTATCATCGTGCAATGGCTGTTATGTTTAGACCAATCACAAAAAAGATTAGCGGAAGTTATACTATTGAAGCGTACAACGGAAGCGATACGCATTGCAACGATATGTTAAAAGCACCTGTTACAATGTTGCTTGGGGCAATGGTTTTTTTTTGGAATTTAAGCAGCGACTTATTGAAAGCTACGAATGTTTATCTGTCCAACAATCAGATGATACAGGACGAACTATCGGCAGTAACTTCGGGCAAAAATGGGGATGGTATCCAAGCATTGATACAGTTGCTAAAGGAAGGCGAATTAGCATCGAGGATGCTACTGAATTAAACGTACATGTATTTCTTTATGACCTGGAGTATCGAATAGATTTAGCAAACGAGGAAGCGAAACAAATTAATAAAAATGAATAACGAATTTACAACAGTAATTGAATATTTAAAGGGATTACTTGAAAGCGATAACAGGGTTACTTATGTTACTCATGGAGTTAGTAATGATATTGATTTAGATAAGAATAGTAACTATCCTTTAGCGCATATTCAATTTCTAAACTTTAACCCTTCATATCAAATAGGAATGATAAGCTTCTTATTTGAAATTCACATCTTAAAGATTAGAGATTTAGACAAAACACCTTCAACGGATAAGTGGTTGCGTAATGATAATGAATTGGATAACTACAATACTTGTGTAAATATTGCTAACAGATTATTCGCAGCTTTAAAGCAAGGCACCGAAATAGAAGTAGCAAGTCAAACAACTCCAGAGATTATAAGTTTACAGTTTATGAATATGTTGGATGGTTGCAAATTTCAATTAGAGTTAGCGACAACGAACCAGTATGACCTTTGCGATTAATGAAACAGGAAAACGTACAATCAACACTCAATCAGTTTCGAGATTATGTAATTCAGCAGTCAAGAAGCAACCTATCAAAAAAAGGACACAACGATAGCAAGAAACTTTATAACTCCATTAACGGAGAGTTTAAAGCAAGTCCTAAAAGTTTCCAGGGGTTCTTTGAAATGGAGCAGTACGGAATATTTCAAGACAAAGGTGTAAAAGGTAAGTTCAGCGGAGCAAAAGCACCAAACAGTCCTTTCAAGTTTGGAAGTGGAACAGGACAAAAAGGGGGGTTAACAAGCGGTATTGAAAATTGGGTTACACGAAAACGCTTTCAATTTAAAGACAGAGAAACAGGAAAGTTTTTAAGCTATAAACAAACAGCGCATTTAATATCCCGGAGCATATATGCAAAAGGAATGAAGCCAACAGAGTTTTTTAGCAGACCTTTTGAGTTAGCGTTTAAAAGATTACCTGATGATTTGATTGAAGCTTACGCTTTAGATTTAGAAACATTTTTAAAATACACATTAAAAGATAATGGCTAGAAAAATTCAAATTAGGTTATTAGATAATCCAAGCAATAACAATGGATATGTTATAAGCGTTTCAAGTCCTAACAACTTCTATAGTTCAACTAATGCGACTACATTTAAAACAACTCCTACCAATGCTAATCACGTAGCTATTGGAGTAAATGTATTAGCGAGTTTGGTTAACCTTTATAATAAAGTGGTTGCTGATTATGTTGGTAGGTCTTATATTTCTATAACATACGCAGTTGATACTTTAGAGATTATTATTGATGATGTTTTAGGGACATCGAGTACCATTGGAAGTATAACTGGCGACATAACAGTAATACATTCCGACGTAACTGTAGAAGTATTTACTAGAGATAACATCATTCTTTCAAGAAGTCCCTACAATAATATATTTCAACCTTCTGCTTTATTCGATGGAGCAACTATAAATTTAAAAGTTTACAGAGGCACCCGAACAGATGATGCTCCGGCAACAGATACGTTCACTTTATCTAAACAAGTGATCCAAGCAGGTCAGGATAAAATACGTTTTGAGATTAGCAAATTAGTAAACGATTACACTAAAAATTCAATCCCTACTTTCGCAGGTGTTGGAGTTCAAACTTCAAGCAGTTACGATAGTGTTTGGGTTGATGCAGAGATTAACGCTTTGTATTTAGGTGATAGCATAGGAAGCACCACTCGACAATATTTAGCGATTGATGGCTTCGGGTATCATACCGAATTATATAATCCTAAACTAACAAAGAATGGTTTAACTACTTTAAACAATCATATATTTTATTTAGGTAGCGATTATCCATTGTACTTTGTTAGTTTAGGATTGATAGGGATTACAGTTGATGGCGATGCTGTTTCTTTCACTTTAGATGCCGATATTAATAATCAAATCATAGCTTATTTAAACGTTGGTGCTTATGCAACAACAGAGGGAAGTATTACAGTTGTTTTAGATTATGACACATACCAAGAAACTTATAACTTTACTGTAAAAGATGCTTGTAAATATCCACTTTACAACTGTTTTTTTAAAAATAAGTACGGATTTTGGCAGTCAATACCTTTTAATTTAAGAAGCAAAAAGACTTTAAACGTAGATAGTTCATCTTACATGCCTGTAACTTCTATTTACGGACAGTATTCGTTGCAATCTCACAACAAAAAAACATACCAACCAACACTTACAGAGGCTATAAGTTGTAATACGGACTTCATTCCAGAGGAATACAACCAAGTATTTAAGGAATTAATGGCTTCGGAGTTCGTTTATTTAGAGAATGATGGCACATATTTACCTGTTAACGTAAAGAAAAACAGTTTAGAGTATAAGACAAAGACATTTGAAAAGTTAGTACAGTACACAATGGATTTCGAATATAGTTATAACGAGATTAATAGCGTAATTTAATGGATTTACAACTTTATATAAAGGATAAAAACACCAACGATTACATTCAGCTCGACTTATTTAATGATGAAAAGGTTGAGATAAATTTAAACGTTAAAAATTTGAGCGATATTTCAAAGATACGCTCTGATTTTAGTCAGCCTTTTACGGTCCCAACTTCGTCAACTAACAACGGAGTTTTCCAATATTGGTTTGATGCCGATGTTGATGGTACCTTTAACTCCAATATAAGAGTTGATGCTTACATTGAAGTTAATAGTTTGCCTTTTCGTTTTGGCTCGGTTCAGTTAGATAATTGTAAGTTAAAAAACGGTTTGCCCTACTCCTATTCAATAACTTTCTTTGGTGCAGGTGTAAACCTATCTGATAAATTTGGCGATGATTATTTAAAGGATTTAGACCTTTCGGCTTACGATCATAATTATAGCATTAGTGTTTCAAACGCTTTAAGCTATTCGAGTATTGCATCAGGCGATATTTATTATCCTTTAATCAATGCTCGTACTTATATGGATTATGGTAGCGCAGCAACTTATGATTTAAAGTTAATAGGTAACACGTTATCGTACAAAGATTTTAAACCAGCGTTACGTGAGATTAGAATTATAGAAGCTATTGAAGCAAAGTATAATTTAATATTTAGCCGTGACTTCTTTGACCGTTCTATTTTTTACAATAAGTTTCTTTGGTTGCATAAAGAGGCAGGACAGTTAAAAACAAGTTCAACGGCTTTAGAAATAGATTACACTTCAAGAGTAGATGCATTAGAAGATTGGGTTGTTACGCCTTCGGAGATAGATTTAACAGCAAATAGTGTAAGAGTAAATTGGGCAACTTCACATCCTACAAACAATCCGAGTAGATATATTATTATTGGATTAAAAGTACAAACAACATCTGTAAACAAATACACAATAGATGTATTTGATAACGGTATTTTATATGATACGTTTACGGAATTATTAGGAAGTACTAATTTAAATATTTATAAAAAAGCCTACAGTCAGGATAATACCAATCATCTGTTTACTTTTAAAGTTTCAGCCATTGAGGGTAATATAACATTTACGTCTCAGGTTAATTATCAGGCAGTTTATAGCACATCGGTTTTTGTAAGTCCTGGATTTCATTATGTACATACTTTATACAATCGCATAATTAGAGGTATTTCAGCAAGCCAAACAACAGCTAACAGTATTTTAAAAATTAAGGATCAAATTCCCGAAATGAAAGTTAAAGAATATATTAACTCTTTAGTTAGTCAATTCAATCTTATCATCAAACCTACAGGAGCTGACAGCTACTACATTGACACTTTAGATAATTGGTATTCTAAAGGTAAAGCGTATGACATAAGTAGTTTAGTTGACATCAAAGATATAACCGTAAAGCGACCAAGTGTAAAGAAAAAAATCGACTTCTTATATCAAAAAACAGATACCGTTTTAGGTAAACAATACTTCGATAACAATCAATTAAGCTATGGCGATTTAAAGGCGGTTTATAATATTACAGGCGATGAACTTAAAATCGAAAGCCAATTTGAAAATATGCTTTTTGAAAGGTTAGTTGATAGTTCTACTTCAACAACAACAGATTTACAATGTGGATTTGCAGTTGATTTAACAAACAATCCTGTTAAGGGCAAACCTATTTCCTTTTATCGTAATGGTATTGAAACATCCGACGCTATTTATATTGGGAGTGTAGCATACGAACCAATTTGGCACACAGCAACAGAAGATAATTACACCTTTGAACAAGTTACTAATAGTTTAAATTTTGGTGCTGATAATAGCAGTTTCTTCTACTCGCCTATCGACACAAGTTTATACTATAACTTTTGGAAAACCTACATCGAGGAACTATATAATAAAAAGACACGAGTACTTTCTTTGAAATGTAAGTTACCAATACGAATACTTTTAAATTTAGGACTAAACGATAGGTTTATAATTGGCGATTACAAATATAAAATTTCAACTGTTAAAGTTGACTTGACAAATGGCGATGCAGACATTGAAATATTTAGTGATTTAGGCGCACCGATTGACAGCGTAAACAATATAAATCCATTAACAGTTGACAGCACCGATTACACCGTAGATAACGACTTTATTACAGTTGATACTGTTTCGGTTTACGATCCAGTAACAAGCTATACAATCAATGGTTTAAGTTTAACAGATTACATAGCCACTAAAGGCGAGGAAAATTTCGAGGTTAAGATTTCAGCAAATACGAATTGGAGTTTAGTAGCTTCTGCAGGATGGATAACACCAAACAAAACAAGCGGAAATAAAAGCGATTACATAAGAGTAAAACTATCAACCAATAGTGGTTCAACAAGAACAGGAACGATAACAGTTACAATCGGAGTTACAGCATTCACTTTAAATATTACACAATGATAAAATTAATAATAGAGTTGTTACAGTCAGATGAATGGCTAGACACAAAATCCGAGTGGATAGAGATAGCAAAGGGAAAAAACGAGTTAGCGACAGATTGGAAAACAGCAAAAAATAAAGTAAAAAGATGGCGATTGAAAAAATAGTTAATTTATCGGTAACGGATAATGTTGAGCAAACAACACAACGAGTTACTTCTTTAAAATCTGAATTACGAAAAGCACAACAAGAGGTTGCACAACTTTCGGATAAGTTTGGCGCGACTTCTAAAGAAGCGGTGCAAGCTGCTAAACGTGCCGGGGAATTAAAAGACAAAATCGGGGATGCTAAAGCGTTAACGGAAGCGTTTAACCCGGATGCAAAATTCAAATCTTTGTCAGCTTCTTTGAGTGGTGTTGCTTCGGGTTTCGCTGCGTATCAGGGTGCTTTAGGATTAGCAGGAACTGAAAATAAAAACCTTGAAAAACAACTTTTAAAAGTTCAGTCCGCTATGGCTTTAGCGCAAGGACTTCAAGGATTAGGCGAGGCACGAGATAGCTTTAAACAATTAAAGGCAGTAGCTATTGATGCTTTTAACGGGATAAAAGGAGCGATTGGTGCAACAGGAATAGGATTGTTAGTTGTGGCTTTAGGAGCCTTATATGCGAATTGGGATAAGATAAAAGAAAGCGTTGGAGGTGTAAGCCAAAAACAAAAAGATTTAAACTTATTATCGAAAACAAATTTAGACCAAGAGAATAAAAAACTTGAAGCGATAAACGACCAGGATAATATTCTAAAACTTCAAGGCAAAAGCGAAAAGGATATTTTAAAAATTAAGATAGCGCAAACAGATGAAGCTATTAACGCTGCAGCTATAAATATAGAGAACATAAAAATCACAAATAAAGAGCAAGAAAAAGCAGCTAAACAAAATTACGCTTATTTAAGGTCGTTTATTGATTTTATCTCTATTCCTCAAAGGTTTCTTTTTGAGAATGGTGCAAAGGCGATTAATAAATTAGTTGATTTAATCAATAAAATACCAGGTGTTAATATCAACGCAAAGTTGGATGAAAGCTTTGGCGATACAGCTGCGGACTATTTAACGAAATTAGCTTTTGATCCCGAGAAAACAAAAGCAGATGGAGAGGCAGTAGTTGAAGAACAAAGTAAGGCACTAACCAAACTTAAAAATGACAGAGCAGGTTATCAAGTTGCTATTAATGACATCAATTCGAAAGGTAGTGACGAGGCATCAAAACAAGCCGAAGCAGATGCAAAAGCTTTAGCCGAATCCTTAAGGAAACAACAAGAAGATACAGATGCGCTTAAAAAAGAAGTGACCGATGCAATCGGAACGGCTCAAGATAAAAACAATGAGTCGTTAATTTCAGCGCAAGAAGTAGAAAAACAAGCTGTAGCAGATAAGTATTTTAGGCTTATTGAATTAGCAAAACAATTCGGTAAAGACAGTACAGATTTAGAAATAGCAAAAGCAAATGAGATAAACGACATCAATCTTAAGTACCAACAGACTGATTATGATAACAGGAAAACACAAGCTGAAAAAGATGCAGAACTAGAAAAAAATAAAAACGATGTAATTGCAAAATCAAAAGAGAATTTAACAAACATTATTTCGGGTTTAGAGTCAAGCGGATTAGCTAAAACTAAAGCAGGACAAGTTTTATCTAAAGCCATTGCGTTAACTCAAATCGGTATTGATAGTGCGGTTGCTATTTCTAAAGCATCAACTTTAGCAAATGCCGAAGGAGTTGCAGCGCAATTAGCGTTCCCTACCGTACCTGGTGCCGGTACTATTGCAAGGGTTATCTCTTATGCTTCAACTGCTTTATCGGTAGCAGCCAATATAGCGAGAGCAAAACAACTACTTTCAAGCGGTGGCGGGGGTTCGGTTGGAGGTTCTTCCGGAGGTGGCACAAGAGGTTCGGGAGGAGGAGGTTCCCCTGCTCCATCATTCAACATCGTAGGTCAAAACCCAAACAACCAACTTGCACAAAGTATCGCTAACAAACAATCGCAACCAATCGAAGCTTTTGTCGTAAGTGGAAACGTGAGTAACGCTCAATCCCTGGATAGGAATAGGATAACAACAGCAACTTTTAACTAATTACCAACCCTCTTTAATCGGAGGGTTTTTTATTTAAAGTAGTACACCCTACTCTTTTTTCGTAATACAGTAGATGGAAACATACACAGTACTATTTAAAGAAGGGGAAACTACAGGCGTTTACGGAATTAGTTTGGTAAACGATCCCGCAATGGAGGGCTTGTTTATTGCTTTATCTAAAGACGAAAACTTACAACTTAAAGCAGTTGATACTGAAAAGAGAATTGTTTGTGGTGCTGTATTAATTCCAAATAAACCAGTTTACAGAAATCAAAACGGAAAAGAGTTTAACATCGTTTTTCCCGAGCAAACGATACGACTAGCAAGTGAGGAGTTTTTTAGAAAAGGACATCAAAGCAGTTCGACTTTAGAACATAATGTTGATGAGCAGTTAAGCGGTGTTACAATCGTAGAGAGTTGGATTAAAGAAAGTGACACAAACGATAAGTCCGTAATGTACGGAATGAATGAGCCAATCGGGACCTGGTTTGCTTCAATGAAAATTGATAACAACGAGATTTGGAACGACTACATAAAAACAGGAAAAGTCAAAGGGTTTTCAATCGATGGCTTCTTTGACCTTGAACAAGTTAATTTAAAAAGTGAATATATGAATGTAACAGAAATTGTAGTAAACGCAATAAAAGATGGCTTTGCTTCTTTGTCTTTGAAAAAAGAAGAAGAAACACAAGTTGCTTTAGGAAGCGTGAATACTGCTGATGGTACGGTTAAGATAAATTTTGAGGGCGACACGGTTGCTGCTAATTTACCTGTAACTATGACAACTCCCGATGGGGAATTGCCTTTACCTGATGGCGAGTATGAATTAGAAGGTGGAATGAAAATAACCGTAACAGGTTCAATCGTTCAAGAAGTTGCAACTGCAACAGAAGAAACAGCCGATGCAGAAGAACCTATGAACCCAGCTACTCCAATGAGTACAGATGCGCCACAGGTTAAAAGCGAAAAGGTAACAAGTGAAGTTTTTTACCAACTTTCAAAAGAAGATTTTAACGCTATGATTTTAGAGTTTGGAAAACAACTTGAAACAGCGAAATCAGAATTGAGAGCAGAGTTTGAAACTAAACTAACAACAGAAGTTGAAGCTGTTTCCTTAACAAGAAACAAACCAGCAAAAGAAACACAACACCCGAATTCAGCATTAGCAAAATTCAGAGCAACAAAAATTTAATAACAAACAAAAAAAAATAAAAAATGGCAATTAGTTATACAGTAGCAAATTACAGAGGGAAGGCAGCAGAGCCAATCGTTGAGGAAATCCTTTTCGAAAATGACACTATCGCAAAAGGTTTAGTAACTTTTGAAAGCGACGTGAAAGCAGAAACAATTTTTACAGAGGCTACAGCTTCTGCAACACTACAAGCATACACAAGCGGAGTACCTACATCGGCAGGTTCTTTAACTGCTTTTGATACTTTAGTAACTCCAACAAAAGTTCAATTTTACCAAGAGTTTGATCCAAACGCATTACGTTTCTCTCGTTTCAAAAGAGATATGAAACCAGGTGCTTGGGAAATTATGTCAAATGAATTTGAAACTCTTGTTATTGGTGGTTTATATGCTAAACAAGTTTCTAATGCTGCAGAAAACGAGTTTTGGAATGGAGCTTTAGCAGCAACTCAAACAGCAGTAGCAGCCTTAACAGCAGGAACAGGAAATACAGCAGTTGGAGCAGCAGAAAAAACAGCAGTAGCAGCCTTAACAGCTTCTCAAATTGATGGTGTTTTAGTAAAAATGATTTACAATAGTTCAAACGCTGCTGGAACTGCAGGTGTAGGAACAAGAATAAAAGTTGCAGGAACTGCAATTACAGCAGCTAATGCAAAAACAGAATACGACAAAGTGTTTGCTGCAATTCCTGCAGTAGTTTTAACAGGTACTGAATTACCTAAAATCTACGCTCCGAAATCTCACAAACAAATCTTAATCCAGGCTAACAATGTTACAACGGATTACACAAAACCTTTCTCAATAAACGAAACTGCAACTACTTTTTACTTCAACGGTTTAGAAGTTGTTTTTGTACCAGTTCCAGAGAAAGTTTTAATCTGCGCTTTACCTTCTCATTTGGTATGGTGTACTGATTTAGAAAGTGATGTTAATACTTTGATGTTAGATAAAATTGCTAACAACAGAGAAGATATGTTTATCAAACATAATATGACTGTTGCTGCTCACGTAGCAAATCAGAAATTCAACGTTTTATACGTAGGATAATAAAGTAACGAGGGGAGTTTAGTTGCTCCCCTTATTTTAAACAATATAAAATGAGTTGTGATTTAATTACAAAAGGGCGTACCCTCGCCTGTAAAGATAGTCGTATAGGGATTAAATATATCGATTTAGCAAACTTTGACGCTGCAAATGTTTACGCAGTTACGCTTCAAGAAATTGCAACGTTACCAGCAGGATTAACAGAAGTATTCAGATACCAAGTTAAAGCAACTGCTAATAATTTAGTTGAAACAGCTACAATCGATGCAGAAAAAAGAACAACCGAAATCAAACAAGTTCTTTCAGTAGCATTACAGAAAATGGGCAAAGAAAGTGAAGTTGAATTATTAGCTTTAACTTACGGTGTTACTACTGCTTTCATTCACGATTTTAACGGTAACGTTTTTGCAGTTGGAATTGATACAGGATTGGATGCTACAACAGCAACCAAATCAACTGACGATGGTGGTTATAAAATTACTTTAGAAGCGGTTGACACTAAATTCAGTCCTTACTTATCTGGTGCAGCCAAAACAGCATTAGAAGCTTTAGTAAGCGCGACAAACATTACACCATAATTTAGAATAGTTTTTTAGTTTTTAAAAAGCGAGAGTATTACACTTTCGCTTTTTTTCGTATATAAGTATGGATAAAAATAACAATCATATAGAGATACTTCAATTATCAAATTACATCCGACCAGATGTTAAGGAAGTAAACAATAAAGAGTATGTTATGAATGGGGATAAAAACTCCTTTTACAACTACATTATAGACCGTTATAATGGTTCGCCAACTAACAGAGCAATCATTGATAGTTATAGTAAGTTTATTTACGGTAAAGGTTTAATGTCAAAACAACAAGCGCAAAAGCCAATACAATTTGCAACCGTATTACAAAAAATATCTAAAAAAGATTTAAGAAATATTTGTCAAGACTTTGCCACATTTTCAGAGGCGAGTTATGAATTGATTTACAAGAATAACGCTTTGCAATCTATTAAGCACGTTCCTAAAAATCAAGTGTTACCTAATAAAATGGATAGCGATGGCGAGATTGATGGGTACTGGTTTAGTTTAGACTTTTCGCAACCTAGAAAATACGAGCCTATTTTTATTCCAAAGTGGCAATCAGCAGAAAAAAAGAACGGAAGCTATATTAAAATAATCAACTCCTATCAATTAGGAAAAAGTTATTTCACGGATCCAATTTATATGGCTGGGTTGCCTTATGCCGAGTTAGAAGAAGAAATCGCAAACTATTGTATTAACCATATTAAAAACGGTTTGTCTTTCGGTCATATATTCAATATGAATAGTGGCGAACCTGCGAGTGAAGAAGTACGATCCAATGTAAAGAAAGCATTAAAAAGAGAAGGTCAAGGAAGTAGCAATGCCGGGAACACCTTTATAAATTGGAATAGTAGCAAAGACGATGGTATTACAGTTGAAGCTTTAGCTGTTTCTGATGCACACCAACAATATGAGTTTTTAAGTTCAGAGGCTACTCAAAAACTATTAATATCTCATAAGGTTACATCCCCAATATTATTTGGTATTAAAGACAACACAGGGTTAGGTAATAACGCTAACGAAATGGAAACAGCCTTTAATGAGTTGATGATAAATGTAATTCAACCTATGCAAGAGGTTATACTTGACGATTTAATGGATGTATTTAATGCGGAAGGATACTCTATTGATTTAGACTTCATTCCTTTAAGAATAGACAACGCTTCCAACCTTAATGAAAACAGTTATAACGGAGCGCAAATATCAAGCGCAATCGAAATATTTGTTAACGTTAGAGAAGGTATTTTAACCAAAGAACAAGCGATTGTATTCCTTATTCAGTTCTTAAATATCAATCAAGCTACAGCAGAAAGCCTTTTCAATACTGCAAGTGCTATTAAAACAGTACAACCTACTCAATTAAGCAAACAAACACAGGATAACGATCCAATTATAGCGGATTGGTTAATTGAATTAGGGGAAGAAATAGACGACAACGATTGGGAAACAATAGATAGTGAAGAATATTGCGAGAAATCAGTTCAATTAAATGAAACTTCTTTAAAATTAGCGAGTGTTATTGATAATATTCCACTTGCACCAAGCAGTATTGATAACGATTATTTCAAAGTTCGCTTTGAATATGCTGGAAACTTAAACCCACAAAGAGAATTTTGCGCTAAAATGATGAAAGCTGGAAGGGTATATCGCAAAGAGGACATCGATTTAGCAAGTCAAAGAGCAGTTAATAGTGGTTTTGGGATTGATGGTGCAGACACTTACGACATTTTAAAGTACAAAGGTTCGGTTAACTGTAAACATTATTGGCTTCGTAAGGTTTATTTAAAGAAAGGGAACAATTATATAACAGTAGAAAACGCAAGAAGGTTAATTTCTGACTTAAAAAAGCAAGGAATTGATACTCAAATCCCAACAAGCGGAGAGCCTTTATCAACTATTAAACCAAATGATATGCCAAACGGAGGGGCTTACAACGGATAATGAGTACACTACTAATTTTAACAACAGATCTAACCACTTCAACTCCATTAGGAGGCAATATTGATATTGACAGATATACGTTTTGTATTATCGATGCTCAAAATTCTAAAGTAAAAGAAATTCTAGGCGATACACTTTACAACAAAATAGAAACCGACTTTGTTAACGAGGCTTTAAGCGGTAATTATTTGACTTTGTATAATGAGTTCGTTAAACCTATTATCGTTCATCAGAGCGCAGTAGAATATTTAACGATAGGAAGTTTTCAAGTTTCAAACGGTGGTATTTACAAACATACTCCTGCTAATGGAACTCCAGTTGAAATGAGCGATGTAAAATACATAATTGACAGCCAACGTTTGAAAGTTGAAATGTATGTTGAAAGACTTTACAGATGGTTAATTCGAGTTTACCCGATTGAGTACCAATTTCATTATGAAAATATTGTTAATCCAACCTTTAAAAGCAATAGTGGTTTAGGCTTTGATTTTGTAGGTTCTAAAACAGAAAATGAATGGAGAGAAAAACCAGACAACCGAATGAGCGACTTCTAAAAAAGTTGGAAATCTATTTAAAGAAAAAAGAAAACAATGGCAAAACAGACAATAAACGTAGGGACTTCGGCAAATGATGGTACAGGGGATACTTTAAGAGCATCGCAACAAAAAGCAGTTAATAATTTTAATGATTTATACGACGATGGTGGCGCAAATATTACCGTTAATAATCCTGTTACATCGACAGAAACAACACTTGATGTTGCTTTAGCTGATTTAGTTGGAGGCGGTGGTGCAACTCCAACACTAGCAGAAGTAACAACAGAGGGCAACGAAACAACTGATAATATTATAGTAAGAGATGGGGATTGGACTTTAAATGTAGGTTTTGATGTTTATGGAGAACCTAGAGTAACTATGGTTCACGATGTTTACGGGGAAAAAGGGATTTATGTTCCGCAAGGATTGCAACTTAATTCAATTGTTGAGCCAACAGTATCTTCGCAAATTGAAATTCTTGCAGAAAGAACTAATTATATTGGTATTAAAGCTCAAAATGAGGATTTAATAAACGCAGGAAACAACCTTTCAACTACTCTAACATTTCCATTAACTTCTAGTATAGAC